CCTCCTGTTTGACTTCCTGTTGTTCCTTGTGCTCCTCCTTGTTTATACATTAAAGCTGGGTTCAATCCCGCTTCTTTTAGTAATTCTACTTGTTTTGGTGCTCCTGTCTTTACCCAATTTTCATATTGTAACGCTGACCCTTGTTTGTTTAAGTTTCTTTGGTTTCCATGTTGCATATGCATTAATTCTACTGTTCTCTCATGTGCCTTATCATTTTGCTGTCCTTGTATTTGTCCTGTCGCATATGTATTACCTATTCCCATTAATTGATTTGATATTGGATTATTTTCCATTTCTTTAATTTTATTATTTTTTATTTTCGTGCTTTTTTTAAAAGCTTTATTTTTCCCTTGATATATTAGAATGGTTGCGTACTACTGCTACCAAATAAGGGGGGATTCCTCCCCCACTTTATTTATTTTGCTTTGGCTACCATTGTCTCGGTTCCTCCGACATCTTCTCCTTTCATATCTACAACTTTACCCTCTTTGGCTTTGTTGTCTCTTTTTGCCTGAATACTACCGCTCACTTTGTCCATCGCATCTGCTGCCACTTCCCATCTGTCTGTCCTTATATTATACGCGCTTAATACTCCTGCTTTTCTTTCCGTATATATACTTGGCGCTCCATCTGTTATTGGCTCCTTATTATTCACTATTCTTTCTATTTTGTGCTCTATTGGTTCTCCCTCCAATTTTTCTACACTCTTTAACTGGCTTTTCTTACCTTTTTTATATTTATACATTTTGTTTTCTTTATAGATTTGGTATTACTTTCGCACTCATTTTTCTTCTTGCAAATATTTTTGAGTTTATCTGTACCCAGAAATTTTGTGCGTCTAATTCTGTTTGTGCGAATATTTGATTAAACTTACTAGGGTCTACATATGTTGTTAAATCCCCTATTCCGTTTGCTCCATGATCATATCTTCTATTTAATGTCATAAACATACTATTGTTTTCTTCTGCGAATGACCCCCTTGTTTGATTTACATTTGTCATATAATTTATCCATGCAGGTTGTTTTCCCGCACTTCTAAACTGTACTGGTGTTATCGAATCATCTATTCTTGTATCAAACCACGCCATTTGGTCTGTTACTAAATCTTGAAATCCTATTTCGTCTAACGCAGGTTTATGAAAATCATTCATTGTTTTTAGATTAGTATCCCATTTATTTCCCTGGCTATAGTCTACTCTCGGTGTTAAACTTACTATTCCTATTATATAGCTTGGTTCATCTACTTTGATTTTTATTTTACCACCTTTATTTTTTCCTGTCATTCTACCTCGTCCCGCTAACGTCCCTAACGGTTGCGTATTTCCACCTACTTCTGTGTCTGCTTGGCTTATTACTTCTTCGAATCCTAGTTCTTTTATTAAACTTCCGTGATATATTGGGTTTTCATGACCTCTTGCTCTTTCATGCGTGTAAACCGCATCAAGCCAACTATCATAGTCTCCCCCACTTATTGCAATCCTGTTTAGCATATTATACACCTTATTTGCCAAGTTTAGGCTATCTATTGTGAACTCTCCACTTTGTGTACTTACTGCCGTTATTGAGTTAATCCCATCATCTCCATCTATCCATTCTGTACTTATCCAATTATTGAATAAATCACTTTGATATGTTTTTATTCCTAACCCCTCTTGACTACTTAATTTATAGTAGTATGGGTTTTCTTCATCTCCTGTTGACCCTAACCCTAGTCCATATGGTGCTGGTGTACTTTTACTTATTTGGTATGCGTTTGTATTATCTACATATTTTAATATGTTTTTTCGCATATCATCTATATTATCCAATGGGAATTCTACTAGTTGTAAGTCTCCACCACCTATTACTGTTGTGTTTCCTACTACTGTTGTTAAGTCTTGCCACATTACTTCTCCTGTTACTCCTGTATATCCGTTACACGTTAATGTCCATCCTGTCACTACTCCTTGTGCGTTTGTTACTGTTCCAGGTACTACGCTCGTAAATACGCTTGTTACTAGTGTATTTGTTCCATTTAATCTGATTGTATATCCTGACCAATCTGGTGCTCCGTATGGTGTCCCTGTTCCTGCCCAGTCTAATGTTATTTCCAAGTTTGCACTACTTGTTGTTGCTACTGCTACTGCAGTTCCTGAACTTAAATCGTATGCTGAGCCATCCGTTACACTTGACCCTTCTACGTCAAATTCATTTGTATCTCCATCATTATGTATTACAAACCCTCTTTCTTCTTGTTTATTTGCATAGTAATTTTTATATATATCCCAATATCCTAGATATGGTAGTCCGTTAAAACTTCTATCTACTATTCCACTTGCATTTTCTCCATTTATTACGTGTGCTCCTAATCCTCTCATATTTAAGTAACTATATATACTACTACTATTTATTTGCGAATTATCATCTTTATTATCTATATCGTAAAATGCTTCCATATTTATTTGTGGTAATTTTACTTCACTCATGTCCATTCCTATATTTAATAGGTTCATATGTAATTTTCCTTGATATAATCTTACTGGACAACTAAACACGTCCATTTGTACTTTATATGTTCCGTATAGCGGACCTACTGTTGGTAACGTCTTTACATCTGCCATTAAGTCGATGTCAAAGGAATCCCCTGGTAGTGCCAACTCGCTCATAAACGGAACTAATGTTCCACTTGCCATGCTACTTCTCCATATATAGCTTAAATCGTGAGAACTTCTCTCGTAATTTTTCATCGCTATTTCTTGCTTATTTCCAGACCCCAGTCTGTCTCCTCCTAGTGTTGTTTTCATTTTATTTATTTATTTTTGTTTTTAATTCGTCTAGTATCATTATTACTTGTACTATTCTATTCCATGTTATTTTTTTCAGTTCTTTTTTTATTTTACTTTTATCATTATCTTTATCTGTCACTCTATACTCTCCCATTACTCCGAAGCTATATCCTTCTTGTGTTATTATTTGGAAAGGGCTATCTTCTATATTTTCCCTTTTTACTAATTCCTCACCAGAGTTTTCCTTGTCCGTTCCATTTACATTCGTATGTAATTGTTTTATTTTTGTTTCTTCCATAGTTTATGTTTGTTTTTATTTTAGTGTATTCTTTATTTATTACTTCTTTTCTTGTTATTATTTCTCCACTTTCTCTATCTACCCATATACTCTCTGTCTTCCACATTTTTTATTGTATCTATTTCTTTATTAAACCATACTAATAGGTTTAATAGTTCTGTACTTTTATGTTTCATTAATCTTTCATTTGCGTAGTGTAATTTCACTACATCTTTATCGAAGATTCTTATCGCTTGTTTTCTTATCTTATTTATTAGGTTTATTTTCTCCATTTTTATTGTTTTTTTTTTGGAGAGTAGGGGAGTGCTTTTATGTCACTTACCCCTGTCAGTTTGTCCAATTAACATAGTATTAATTATAGGACAAATCTTAACTCTCTCATTTTCAACTACTTATTTCTTTTTTTTACCTTTTTATTTTACTAATATACTTTTTTTTTTTAAATATGTGAATTATTCAAATTTTAATTTGATCAATTTACTTATTCAACAAGGCTTTTAGCCGCGTTAGTACTCCATAATTTTTCTATTCTTTCTTTTTTTTTCAGATTTCTTCTTTGATTTTCATATTTTTTCAATTCCCAGTTTTTCTTATCGTCTCCGTATCCCATTCTTTTTGCGTATAGTCTTTTATTTTTTAGTAACTCATAATATTCTTCATCTCCTTTACTTATGTCTACTTTTACTCCGCACACCCATCTTACTTCTTCATCCAATTTTTTTATCCATAGTTTTTCTTTTTCTTCATCACTATATATTTTATTCCTATAGTATATTGGCAAAGCCAATTCCATTCCTGTTCTTGTTTTATACGTTTCTATTGTTTCCTCTTTATTATACTTATTTCTTTTACTATCCGACCTTTTTATATATCCTTTTCCTATTCCTTTACTTGCATATATTTTACTATTATACTCTTTATGTTTATCATCTACCTTATTTACATATTTTACTATATAATTTACTGTCTTTTCGTTTACATACTCCCCTATCCACACTTTCCCATATTTCCATATTTTCTCTATATCTTCTACTTCATTTGTCCACACTATTCCATGCATATGTATTCTTTCTGAGTTCTTCCCACCTATTTCTGTTACTATCCAATGTCTTATTGTCTTTTTATATTTCTTTCTCCATCTTTCCGTATATCTTCT